ACGACGCCAAGCGGATCTGGGACGGCATCGTCGACATGCTGCACGGCGTCTGGGACGTGATCCTCGGCGCGCTGGAGATCTTCTTCAACGTCGGCATCCTCGGCTCCGCAGGCAAGGCCCTGAAGGGTCTGAGTGCCCTGTTCAAGGCCGGCTGGAAGGCCGTCACTGATCTGTTCACGGGAGCCTTCGCGGCGATCCGTGGGTACTTCAGCCTGTTCATGACCGGAGTCAGGGGTCTGGCGGCGGACGGAATGAAGGCCGTCGGGAAGTTCTTCTCGGACGGCTGGAAGTCCATCACCGGCTACATCCGGCTGTTCTTCACCGGAGCCAAGCAGCTCGTCCTCGACGGCATCAAGGCGATGGGGAAGTTCTTCTCCGACGGCTGGAACACGATCAAGACGAGCACGACGGCAAAGCTCAGCGCGCTGAAGACCACCGTCGGCGAGTGGATCGGCAAGGCTGCGACCGAGGTCGGCAAGCTCCCCGGCAAGGCGAAGGACGCGCTCGGCGACCTCGGCAAGACGCTGCTCCGTGCCGGTGAGGCGCTCATCAGGGGCTTCATCTCCGGCGTCAAGAGCATGTTCGGCTCGGTCAAGTCCACCCTCGGTGACCTGACCGACAAGCTGACCGACTGGAAGGGTCCTCTCCCCAAGGACAAGGTCCTTCTCTACAACGCCGGTGTGGTGATCATCAAGGGCCTGATCAAGGGTCTTGAGTCCCAGTACGGCAACGTCAAGAAGTCGCTCGAAGGTCTCACCTCCCTGATCGGGAAGGCGAAGCTGGGCAAGGGCCTGACGGCCAGGCTCAAGGGCGACCAGGCGAAGCTCAACAGTCTGCTGAAGGACTGGGAGAAGCTGAACGACAAGCTCGACGCTGCGAAGAAGAACCTGGCCGACCTCAAGAAGGCCAAGTCCGACTACGCGGCGAGCATCGCTCAGCGGATCGTTGACGACGCCAACGTCACGAACATGGAGGGCGGCTTCTCCGGAATCCTGGAGCAACTGAAGCAGTCGGTGGACCAGGCGAAGCACTTCGCTGACGTCCTCGCGAAGCTGAAGAAGCTCGGGCTCAACCAGGAGATCTTCGACCAGCTCGCACAGGCCGGCCCCGAAGCGGGCATGGCTGCGGCGGAGGCGATCCTCGGCGCCGGCTCGGCTGGCGTCAAGCAGGTCAACGACCTGGAGAAGCAGCTCCAGGATGCTGCGGGCAAGGTCGGCAAGACCGCGTCCGAGGTCATGTACGACAACGGCATCCACATGGCTGAGGGCTTGGTCAAGGGTCTGGAATCCCAGGCCGACAAGATCGAGAAGCAGATGCTGAAGATCGCCGACTCGATGGTTGCTGCCATCAAGAAGGCGTTGGGCATCCACTCCCCCTCGCGGGTGCTGGCCAAGATCGGCGCCTACGTCGGCCAGGGCTTCCGTAAGGGCCTGGCCTCCGAGCAGTCCAACATCGCCGCGGCGGTGGAGGACAGCCTCATGATCGGGCAGACGTCCAACTCCACGGCACGCAACATCGCTTCGGCGGTGGGCAGCGCCCTGGGCAACGGCTCCTCGACTGGAGGCAGTTCGAAGACTCTCAACTACTACGCGGCGCCCGGCTCCTCGCTGGGCTCCGAAGAGGATCTGTTCGCCGCCGCGAACCGAGCACGGATGGGATGGTGAAGTAAGTGCCGAAGCTCCTGCTCGTGAGCGGTGCGGACACGATCAACCTCAACGAGATCGACGACAAGGGGGTGGGGTTCCAGGCCAAGTCCGGTGTGACTGGCCTGGGCCTGCCCCCGGTCTCGGTCCAGTGGTTGGAAGGCGCCGGAGACGGCGCCGTCTTCCGAGGGACCCGAGTCCAGACCAGGGACATCGACCTGCCCATCGAGATCCTGGCGCTCGACCGTGCAGACCTCCAAGCGAAGCTCTCCCGGCTGGCCCTCGTGCTGGCCGGGGGCTGCACCCTGGTCCTCGACGAGGGCAACGGGGTGACGTGGTCGACCGAGGTCCACCGCGTCGGCGGAGGCGAGTACACCTACGGCGACGACACGGTGGGCGGGCGTGAGTTCCAGACGGTCATCACCCTGCGGGCCGGCGACCCGTACTTCACCAGCTCGGTGCAGCAGGTGCGCACGATCTCCGGTGCCGCTGGAGCGAGCGCGTTCCTGGCCAACATGGTGACCATGGCGGTCGCCCCCTCACAGGCGATCGGCTCGATCGACCTCTCCAACTCGGGTGACGCTGCGGCGTACCCGGTGTGGGAGGTCCGCGGTCCGGGTGACCACTTCACTGCGACGTCACCCACGGGTGAGACGTTGAAGTGGAACGGCACCCTGGCTGTCGGACAGAAGCTCATCGTCGACACCCGCAAGGGGACAGTGCAAGACGAGACCGGCGCCAACCGGTACGACCTGTTGGACACTGCCCCACGCTTTTGGACCGTGCAGCCCGGCGACTCCACCGCGGTCGCCTCCCTGTTGAACACCACCAGCGCTTCGCAGATCACCTGCTCCTGGTATCCCCGGAAGTGGATGGTGATCTGAGTGCGCCTGCAAGACATCACCGTCGAGGTGCGTGACAAGGCTCTGGCCCGTCGGGGCATCATCCGCCCCGAGGAGCTGGTCCTCGAACTCACCGACAACTTCAACAACCTCGGCTCCTGGAAGCTGAGCCTGGCGTCCGAGCACCCACTGTGTGACACGCTCCGAACGCCCGGCTCGGGCATCATCGTGACCGGTCCGAGTGACGTCCTCCTGTCCGGGCCGATGGTGAGTTCGGAGTTCGCTTCGACTCCCACCGACCCGGACGGGACGGTGTCCTTCACGGGCGTGTCAGACACTGTCTGTCTGGCTGACGCACTGGCCTTCCCCCAGCCGTCCAACGCTGACGGCGCCAGTCAGACAGAGGCGCATGACGTGCGCACCGGCCGCGTCGAGACCGTCATGCACGCGTACGTCAACGCCAACATCGGTCCGACAGCCCCGGCAGCTCGACGCAAGACGGGGCTCATCATGGGCACGGACTTGGCGCGCGGGCCGATCATCAGCCAGTCCGCCCGCTTCCCCGTGCTCGGCAACCTCCTCACCGAGATCGCCCTCCTGGGCAGCCTCGGGTTCCGCGTCGTGCAGCGTGGATCGAACCTGGTCTTCGAGACCTACGCGATCACCGACCGCACGGCGTTCGTCCGGCTCGACGTCCGCAACGGGACGCTGTCCGGGCAGAAGGTCGGCATCTCCCCGCCCGGCGTCACGCGCGCCATCGTGGCCGGGCAGGGCGACCTCACCGACCGGCAGTTCCTCCAGGTCGACAACGCCGAGTCCATCGCCGCGGAGGCTGACTGGGGCCGGCGCATCGAGCAGTTCATCGACCAGCGCAACACCAACGACTGGACCGAGCTTCAGCAGGCCGGCGACGAGGCCCTGGTCGACTCCGGGTTCACCGCGATCAACGTGCAGGTCGTCCCGATGGAGGACAGCCAGGCCCGCTTCGGCAAGGAGTGGGGCCTGGGTGACTCGCTCGTCGTCATCGTCGATGACCAGGAGCTGAAGTCCACCGTCACCGGCTACGTCATCAAGGCCGACCGGGACGGCTTCAAGCTGGGCGCTCTCCTCGGAGATCCCACCGGCTTCGACGCCAGTGCCGCGCTGAACAAGCGCGTGACCAACACCGAGACCCGCCTGTCCAACCTGGAGGCCAACTCCACGGGAGGCGGCTCCTCTCCGTCCGATCAGATCTTGCAAATCATGGGGGTGTGGTAACCGATGGCGAACACGCCGAAGCGCCTGTCCAGAGGTAACACCTCTACGACTTTGACGAGCGTCTACACCGTGCCGACGAGCACGACGACGATCGTGACGAACCTCGTGGTGACCAACTCCGGCACCAGCGCGGCGACGATCCTGGTCCAGCTCGCCGGGCTGTCGATCATCCCGAACACCTCGCTCCCCGCGAACGGCATCTTCACCCTCGACATCTCCCAGGTGATGGACGCGGGCGACACGGTCAAGGTCCAGGGCAGTACGACGACCTGCGCGTACTTCATCAGCGGAGTGGAGGTGACAGCCTGATGGGCTTCTCCGTAATCCCGGAGCCTGCCATCTCCGGCTTCACGGGCCCGCAGGGTCCGGCTGGCACGGTCGGCTCGGACCCGGTCTTCACTGGCTCGATGGCAGTGAACGACACCTCCGGCGACCCGAACATCGACATCAAGAAGAACGGGTCGATGCGCTGGAAGTTCCGCTCGGCAGGTACGGAGTCCGGCTCGAACAACGGGTCGGACCTGTACGTCGAGGCGTTCGCCGACGACGGCACCACGAAGATCAATGACGCCCTGTGGATCTCCCGCACCAGCGGGCAGGTTGTCGTCGGCCTGGCCGACAGTGCGCAGGGTGGCGTGAAGCTCAGCGTGAACGGTGCGATCGGCACGCGAGACATCGCAGCCGACCCGGCGACCACGACCCTGGGTGCCCAGCTCTACTCGAAGGCCGGGAAGCTGTGGGTGCAGACCGCGTCCGCGGCTGAGAAGTTCCAGCTCGTCGAGTCGTTGCCGAGCAAGGCCAACGCGACGCTCAACGCGACGTACATGAGCATCGACAAGCCGGCCGGTAACTACCGCGTCTTCCGCTGGATGACCGATGCTGTCAGCCGCTGGGAGGCCCAGGTCGACGACGTCGCCGAGGCTGGCTCGGCTGCCGGCTCCGACTTCCGCCTCTCGGCACGCAACGATGACGGCACGTTCAACAAGACCGTCATCCACGCCAAGCGGTCGGACGGCACGATCACCTTCGGCACGACGACGCACCACGGCACCGCCCAGGTCACCTCGGCTGGCGCGCTCGGCCTGCGAGACCTGACTGCCGATCCCGCCACCACCACGGGCGGCGTCTTCCTGTACTCGAAGGCCGGCCTGCCCTACATCAAGCAGGCGGACGGCACCGTCTTCCAGGTCGGCTCCGGAGGCGGCACGGCTCCCGTCACCTCGGTCAACACCAAGACCGGCGCGGTCGTCCTGGCCGCCTCAGACGTCAACGCCCTGCCGTCCAACGCGGACGGCTCGACGACGGGCAGGATCACCGCGGCGAAGGGCTTCACGGTCACCTCGACCGACGCCACCCAGAACCCGATCATCACCGACTCCCCCTCCGGACAGTCGGCCCGCCTCGCCGTGATGCGCGTGAACGGCGTGGATCAGTTCTCCCTCGACGCGGCCGGCAACCTGACGCTGGCCGGCGCCATCACCACGACCGGCACGAGCACCCTCCCCAACCTGCGAGTCGGCTCGTCCGGTTCCTTCGGTGGTGCGTCCGGCTCCGTCATCGCACAGGCCAACGCGACCACGCTGCCTACCTCGAACCCGGCCGGCTCGATCCTCTACACCACCGGAGGCGTCCCGCGCTTCCGCGAGTCGAGCGGCGCCGACTACGCCGTGACTCCCCCGAGCGACTTCACCCCCGAGTCGCTGGGCGTCAAGGCGTGGACCGGAGACCCGGACTACTGCATGTCCGGCTCGGACTACTCGGGCGTCGGCTCCGGCCGCATGAGCGCTGTGTACGTCAACCGGTCCATGACGGTGTCGAAGATCGTGTGGCACATGCTCGGCTACTCGGGCGGTCTGCTGACCGGCTCGTGGGCCGGCATCTACGACACGGCCGGAACACTGAAGGGTGCGACCGGCGACATGTCCACCGCGACGTACGAGCCGGCCCTTCAGTCCGCGGCTGGTGGTGGCTGGTCGAGCTCGCCCCTGACGTCCTCGGTCACCCTGGCGCCCGGCGTCTACTACATCCTCTGGCGCTTCAACTACACGGCCTCCCCCGTGGACGGGCCGGCCCTGGCCCGGTACGAGAGCGCGTCCACCTGCCAGTCCGTGATGGGTAACGGCGTCACCGTCTGGCGTCACGCCAACTACACCACCTCGGCCACCTCTGCGCCGTCGACCATCACCATCGCCAACCTCGTCCGCGACCCGATCCGTTTCTGGGTCGCCCTCGCGTAAGGAGTGTGCAAGTGGGTGCGTCCCTCTACCCGCCTCCGGTCGCGCCGGATCCGACACCGACCGTCGTGACGACCGGCCTGACCGCAGGCTCGGGCGTCACGGTCAACAACTTCATGGCCCGGAAGATCAACGGGGTCTGCTCGTTCGGCTTCGACCTGGCCATCACCACCAAGTTCGACGCGGGCACGACCGCCCCGTACAACCTGCCCGACACCGTCATCGCCACCCTTCCGGTCGGGTACCGCCCGGCCCGCACGGTGACGGCGATCTACTCCACGGGCTACGCGGACGGCGAGTGCGACGTCGAGACGACCGGCGCGGTAACCGTCCGAACCACGAACACGTACAGCCTGAACGTAGGCGAGACGATCCGCTGCTCTGGCGCATTCGTCCTGTAATCCAAGGAGGCCCCGCAAGTGGCGATCACGTCTTACCCCTTCGACAGCCAGGCTGTCACCGAGACCGACTACTCCCGGCTCTTCCGGGAGTTCCAGTCCACTGGCGTCGCGGACAGCGTCGGAGGTACCGGCCTGTCTGTGTATGCGGACGGCACGGGCATGACCGTGAAGGTCAACTCCGGCTTCGCGATCGTTCGTGGTCACGCGATCTACTCGACGGCGATCGAGCCGCTGACGGTCACGGCGTCCAACACCTCGGCCCGCGTGGACC